CGGACGGGTGTGTCCATTGGATCGGATCAGGCGGAGCAGATAGCAGAGGGCTGAGCCTATCGGATCAGGTCAGCCAGGACCAAAAGGAGACAGGGCTGAGCCTATCGGATCGGAGCAACCAGAGGGCTGTGTCCATGAAGTAGAACCAAGCGGAGGGTGTACACTGTCCATAGAAGGAAAACGAACCCCCAAAACCCCTTCTGTGCCCTTTAGGTACTACCTGTGTCTATCTGGAATGCGGGGCGAATCGAGCGCAGTGTTTTTGCCGAAAAAAAGTAAAAAAATTTTTGCATTTCGTTACGCAAAATAGCACGCAATAGCACTCCCGAATGTGATAATATGTTAATATGAAATTCAGAAATGAGGCGGATGCGGTGATGCATTCGCTTTTTTAGTGGAGAAAACTGCTATGAAAATTGAAAAAAGAAAGTTATCCGAACTGAAACCGGCAGAGTATAATCCACGAAAAACGTTGACTCCGGCGGATCCGGAATATCAGAAAATTAAACGCAGCATAGAAACATTTGGTTATGTAGATCCAATGATTATCAATGCAGATGGAACCATTATCGGTGGACATCAGCGGCATACTGTGCTTACGGATTTAGGTTATTCAGAAGCAGAGTGTGTAGTATTGGATCTGAATAAGGAAGATGAAAAAGCACTTAATATTGCTATGAACAAAATTTCTGGCGAATGGGATACCGTTAAATTGAAAGATTTATTGGTAGAACTTGACCTTGGAGATTATGATCTGAGCCTTACCGGATTTGACAGTAAGGAATTGGGTGATTTAATAGATCTTTCAGGCTTTGAACCTGAAATCACAGAAGATGAATTTGATCCGGAAGAAGCTACAGATCTATCATTTGTAAATAGCGGAGAGGTGTGGCAGCTTGGCCGACATCGGTTAATGTGTGGAGACAGCGCATCAGAGGATGATGTAAAAAAGCTGATGGGTGATGAAAAAATGGATCTTATCATCACGGATCCACCATACAATGTGGCTTATGAAAATAAGCAGGAAAAATTGAATGAATGGCGTACCAACAACAATGGAGCCATGAAAATTAAGAATGATTCCATGAAACAGGATGAGTTCTATATGTTTCTTCTGAAAGCATTTGGAAATATAGAAGCCTGCATGAGAGAAGGTGCAGCTATTTATGTATTCCATGCAGACATAGAAGGACTTACATTCAGGAAAGCATATCAGGATGCTGGGCTAAAATTGGCAGAAGTTCTGATATGGGAAAAGAATAATTTTGTAATAGGCAGAAATGATTATCATTGGCGGCATGAGCCGATTCTCTACGGCTGGAAAGAAGGGGCTGGACATTACTTTATTCAGGATCGGACACAGGATACCGTTATTCTGGAAGATGATGTCGATCTTGAAAATATGAAAAAACCAGAACTTATTGCCTATATCAAAGATAAAATACGTCAGTATGCGGATCAGAGTTCGGTTATATTTGAAAAAAGACCGGTCAGCAATGATCTACATCCAACGATGAAACCGCTGGAACTTATAGGAAAATTTATGAGGAATAGCAGTAAAAAAGGTTGGAATGTTGGTGATCTGTTTGGCGGCAGCGGGTCAACCCTGATAGCAGCTGAGCAGCTTGGTCGCAATGCCTATGTGATGGAATTTGATGAGCACTATGCCAGTGTGATCATTCGGCGTTGGGAAGAGTTTACGGGTCAGGAAGCAGTAAGGATAGAGTGATGGAATGGCAGAGGAAAAGACGAATGGTTATTACAAAGTTGACATTATAGCGGATCTTTTTGGCGTAAGTGTGCGGCGTATCCAGCAGCTTACACAGGAAGGAGTCATATCTACAGTTGCCACAAAAGAAGGCAGGCGGTATGATCTTGTGCCTACGATCCAGAAGTATGTGAAATATCTTCAGGATAAGGCATATGGCAAGTCAAAGTCTGAAGCGGAAGGAAAGCTGAAGGAGCAGAAGCTCCGGGCTGAAATCGCTTTGAAGGAATCGCAGAGCGAATTACATCGTTTAAGGACAGAAATTGCAGCGGGAAAGTATGTTTCGGTTGAAGAGGTAAAAATGGACTACAGCCGATTTTTTATTTCCTTCAAAAAATTTGCGATGTCTTTACCAAGTAAACTGGCAGGGCGGTTGACCGGTTTTGTTGATCCGGTGGAGGTAAGGACTATTGAAAACGAACTTCAGAAAGATGTGCAGCGGTTACTTAATAGTTTTGTTGTAAACGCTGTGGTTGAAGAAGATGGCAAGGCGTAAAAAAATACCGGTAACACAATACCAGTATGAAGCCCTGCAGTATTTAAGTCCGCCAGAGCAATTAACTGTTTCGGAGTGGGCAGAAAAATATCGTATCCTGGATGCAAAATCATCTGCAATGCCAGGACCATGGAGCAATGACATCACTCCATATCTGAAAGGAGTAATGGATGAGTTCAACAACTATGAGACTGAAAAAATCGTATTTGTAAAGCCGACTCAGGTTGGAGGTACAGAAGCTCTTCAGAATATGATCGGATACATTGTAATGCAGGATCCTGCTCCCACGATGATTGTATATCCGACTGATACGTTGGCGAAGTCCATTTCTGAAAACCGATTGCAGCCAATGTTGAAGGCTACACCAGAGATTGCGAAAAAGTTTGATGACACATCCCCGTTGTTAGAGCTGCAGTTTGATGGAATGTATCTGACATTGGCAGGATCCAATTCTCCATCAGGTCTTGCAAGTAAACCTATACGGTTCCTGATGATGGATGAGGTTGATAAATATCCGGGAGCCAGCAACAAAGAGGCTGACCCTATAAAACTTGCTACGGAGCGAACAAAAACGTTCCATAACAAAAAAATTTATATTACAAGCACGCCTACATTGAAAACAGGGCATATCTGGAAGGAAAAAGAGGATGCGGATATTGAGAAGCATTTCTTTGTGCCATGTCCGCACTGTGGCGAATACATTGAACTGTTGTTTCCAAATATCCGTTTTCCGGATGATGAAGGGATGAGCTATGCTGATCGGGCAGAGTTCGCCACTTATGTGTGTCAGAAATGCGGATGTGTGATTACGGACAATGACAAGCACAATATGTTAAAGCTTGGTGAATGGAGAACTGTCCGGCATAGCACAAAGTATGTAAGAAATGTAGCGTTTTGGATCAATACATTGTACAGCCCGTTTGTACGGTGGTCTGATATTGCGAAAGAATTTCTTCAGACAAAGGATAATCCGGAAGATTTTCAGAACTTTGTCAATTCCTGGCTGGCAGAGCCGTGGGAAGATACAAAGCTGAAAACAAATGCAGATTTGGTTATGGAACGGCAGACAGATCTTCCAGCTTATGTAGTGCCATCCTGGACAAAACTTCTGACAGCAGGAGTCGATGTACAAGAGACATGCTTATACTGGACTATCAGAGCCTGGGGCGATTACCTGACCAGTCAAAATATTGCACATGGACAGGCATTATCTTTCCAGGAAATCGATCAGATTATGAATCTGCAATACCAGACAGAAGACGGCGATCCGGTAGTTGTAAATCTGTGTCTGGTAGACTCCGGTGATCAGACCGATATGGTATATGATTTTTGCGTAACTCATGCAGATTACGCGCTGCCGGTAAAAGGATCCAATCATGCACAGCTAAGTCCTTATAAATTGAGTAAAATCAGTAAAGTAGACAGTAAAGCATATGGCATGACCTTAGTAATTGCTGATGGTAATGCATATAAAGACATGATTGCAGGCAGAATGAAGCGTCCCAATGGACGTGGAAGCTGGATGGTATATGCCGGATGCGATATGGAATATGCGCAGCAGGTAACGGCAGAGCACAAAATCAATGTAAAAAAGAATGGTGTTGTGCGGCAAGTATGGGTACCGAAAAGGAGTCATGTGGATAACCATTATCTGGATGCAGAGGTATATGCGTTGGCAGCTGCGGATATCAGGGAAGTAAGAACACTTCATCTTCGGAATGAAGATCCTGAAGAACTTTTGACTCAAAAAAACGAGGAACCTGAAACACCTGAAGAACAGTGGATCAGAATCAATGAGAACTGGCTGGGAGGATAGATTATGGCAGATACAATATCAAAACAGGAAATGCTGGATGGGCTGAATAAGGCTATATATGCAATTACTGTTGGTGGACAGTCCTATAAGATTGGATCCAGAAGTCTGACAAGAGCTGATCTGAAACAGTTGTATGCTATGAAGAATGATATGGAAGCCCAGATTGCCAGAGAAGAGGCAGGCGATAATGGACTTCTTGGGGATTGCTATGTTGGAGTATTTGACGGGAGGTAATCATGAATTTTATTGATCATATCATAGCGGCGATATCGCCTGAAGCAGCATATAAGCGGGAATCCTACCGTCAGGCATATGAAGCGTTGAGGCAGTATTATGATGCCGGTGATTATAGTCGGGCCAATGCTAATTGGCGTGTCATGAATGCTTCGGCTGAGAACACGGATCGTTACAGCCGGGATAATGTCCGGGCAAGGGCCAGAGACCTGGAACGTAACAGTGATATCATGAATGCAGTGATCGGCGCTTATAAAAGAAATGTAGTAGGCGGCGGTTATCAGATACAGGTAAAGACTGATGATCCGGATCTTAACAAACAGATTGAAAAAGCATGGAAAAAATGGTGCAAAAAGCAGAACTGTGATGTAACCGGGACCCAGAGTCTGAATCAGATGATTCGGATGGCAGTAAAGCGGAAACGGGTAGACGGAGGCATTCTTTTTGTGAAGAGATATACCTCAGATGGATATGTACCATTTAAGCTTCAGATGATAGAGGTGGATGAGCTGGATCTTACAGCGATGCAGCCGAAAAACACAGGAAATAAGATTATTGGAGGCATTGAGTATAATGCATACAATAGGCCTGTAGGATATTTTATCAGACAGTATGACATTGATGGTTTCAGCCAGCGAGAGCCGGTATATGTGGAAGCCAAAGATGTCATTTTTTATTTCACGAAAAATCGCCCATCACAGCTTAGGGAAATATCTGATATGGCTCCGACCATTCCGCGGATTCGTGATATCAATGAATTTATGATGGCTGTATCGGTAAAGGAACGTATTGAAGCATGCCTTGCTGTATTTATCAAAAAGGCATTGCCAACGTCTGGAATAAACCCTTATGGCCGCGGAAATGCACCCGCAGGAGATCCACGTATTTCCTATGAAGGAAAAACCATCAGCCCTGGCATGATTAAAGAGATGAATGCCGGGGATGAGGTACAGGTGGTGAACCCTTCCGGGCAAGGGTCCGATGCTACTAACTTTGCAAAGCTGCAGCAGAGGCTGGTTGGAGCAGGACAGGGGATCAGTTATGAGGCAGTCAGCAGGGATATGGCAGAAAGCACATATTCATCGACTAGGCAGGGGCTGATCGAAGATGAGATGACCTACAAGGAAGAAAAAGAACTTCTGATGGAGATACTTGATGAGATCTATGAAACATTTGTGATATCAGCTGTATTAAGTGGGAAAATTGACATTCCCAGATTCTGGGTGGATAAAGACCGGTATCTGGATCATGAATGGATTCAGGAACCGAAGTCATGGATTGATCCTCAGAAAGAATCGAATGCAACCAAGACAGCCATGCAGACAGGTCAGAAAACCTTTAAGCAGATAGCTGCGGAGAATGGCCGCGACTGGAGATCACAGATTGATGATATGGCAGAGGTCCTTGCTTATGGAAAAGAGAAAGGCGTAGACATGGGAGGTGTGGTATTTGGACAGACAGAAGATCCAGTGCCTGACGAGGGCGGCGGAGATGAAACCAAGCGAAAGAAAGAATAACGAGATGGGCGGGAGTCTGCAGCGTTATCTGACAGAATGTTGCCTTACCAGGATGGAAGGAGAGGGGAATGAAAGAAAATTTACCCTCTCTTTTTCATCCGAAGAGCCGTATAACCGGTGGTGGGGAACAGAGATACTGTCACATACAGATAATGCGGTAGATTTGGATAGATTGAACTCTATTGGCGTGGTGCTTTATAACCACAACCTGGATAAAGTTATCGGAAAGATTCTGCGTGCCTGGGTCGATGGCAATCGAGGCTATGCAGAGATCGAATTTGATACCGATACTGAAGCAGAGGTTATCTATCAGAAAGTATCCGGCGGTACCTTAAAAGGTGTGTCTGTAGGATATGTGGTAGATGTGTGGGAAGAAGTGTCTGCTAATAAGAAGTCCAGTGATGGGCGATTTACGGGACCGTGTGATATTGCTACACGATGGACCCCGTATGAGATATCCATCGTCAGTGTACCGGCAGATCCGACAGTTGGTGTTGGCAGATCGCAGGAGCAGGGCGAAGGGAAAAAGGGAGTAAGCAGCTTTTACTACTATGAGAAGCAGCTCCAGATAAATAAAAATCATTTGACAGGAGGTAAAGATTTATGAATCGTGAACAGATGATTCAGAGACAGCAGGAGCTCCTTAATACAGCAAGAGCTGCACAGAGAGAGCTTACTGCAGAAGAGCAGGCGGAGTTTGACAGCCTGCAGAGATCTATTGATGCACTGGATGCTCCGGCAGATCCGGCACCGGCAGCACCGCAGGGAGAATCACCGG